TTCCCTTACCCAAATCTCAAGCGTATTGTTGTTGGGGAACTGTTGGTTCTCAGCTTCATAGTCGATAGCAGCCGCAGTTGCCTCTACCGTACTGATTGCCGATCCTGCATACACAGCAGTATCAACATCATAGGTAGCTCCAACACCAATATCGAGAACAGCTTTCCCGAAGAGTCTTTTCTTTTCGTATAACATATTCTTACTTCCTTTAGACTACCTTAGCCTATGAAATCTTCGGTTGCGAGCATTGTCTCAACCTGACGAATAACGAAATTGTCGAACATAATGTCGCCAATAGCGTTCTGAGGAATTGCGTTGGCATACGTAACAGGCTTCACCAATGAGTCATAGTACCCATTCAGGCTTGCAAGCACGAGGCCAGGAGCATAGATCTTCACTCTGGACTTGAACTGCTTAGGCAAGTACGTGAACGCCTTGTACAGATTCTTTCTCAGGGCGATCATCTGTGCCTCAACAGTTGCAGAACTACAGTCGATGTTGGCAATTCTGATAACAGAGTACCTGTTGGCAAGGGAAAGACCGGTCATCATCATGAACTGAGTCTTCTTCTCCCAATAGTTTTCACTGTCAACAACAACATTCTGCCAAGAACCCTTGACGATGTTGATACCACTGGTTGCAGAGTAACGGGGTGTAAGCATATTAGCCCCACCACGACCCCATACTACCATAAGCACGGATGCCAATGCACCATCTTTCCCTTCCAGCCCACCATTATCAATAGTGATGAAAGAGGGTTTTGAGAAGTCAGAGGTGATTGAGGTGAAACGAGGCATGATTCCCTTGAATTCGCCTGGTTCTGCACCACCGTAGAGAAGACAGGATTCCACTTCAAGTCCCATAGAAGCTACGTGATCCATCTGATCTTCAGATTCCACTCTCTCAGGATTCGGTGCAATCATCATTTCCTTCTGGTGTGCGGAACTCCAAGACTCAATGATACCCATTTCGTCTTTGAAGAGTTCCTTGTATCCCTTTGATACGGTTCCACCTTGGTCAATGGCTACCCATTTGTTAGTAGGAAGTGAGAGTTTTCTCATTCCTTGGTTTTCGAGCATACCGGTTGCTTCCTGGAAAGAAGCATCAGGCAAGATCGTTGTGCTTTTGGTGATTTCATCAACCACGTTGGTTATATCGGGGCTACCGATTCCCATAGCCAATTCAGCTAAAGTTTTATATTCTACAGACATAGCCTATTCCTTTTTAATTAGTACGGTTTGAATCCACCCTTCTCTTCTTGGAGAAAGGATGAACCAGTGTCCTTACGGCCAAAGACACTATTGTTTGACAGAGGTATGGAGGCTTCAGAAAGTCCTTCACCAATCTTTGCAAGCAACTGTTGTACGAAAGGGTTATTCTCGACTTGAGTCAATTTAAGATTCTTGTCGAGAGGACTTCCTTCAGGTACAAGACGGCTGTATGCTTTCTTGGCATTGGCGGTCTGAACGTCATACTTGTCGGCCCAGGTTTCATGAAGAATAGTTGCACAATCTTCGGCACCAGCTTTCTTGAAAGCCTCCATCGAGGATGCCATCCCATCGGCCATTGCAGAATGGAGTAAATCTGCTTGTTCAGCAGTTAAACCCTTATCCTTAATGGTTGCAAGAATAGAATTCTCAAACACACCTTTATTGTCCATCTCTTTGTCGAAAGTCTTTGTGAACGTGTATTCACTTGTGTCTACAGGTTCGACTTTCTTCCCATCGGGTTCGGGGGCTGGTTCCTTCGTAGGTTCAAGTATAGAATCGAGTGCTTCAAGGAAACTGGGTTTCTCTGAGAACCTTGGATCGTTCTTGTACTTGTCTGGAAGCATACCTGTCCATGTCGCTTTTTTGGGGGGTTCCGTTTCAGGGGTCTTTTGTATATCCACAACTCCTGCCGGATCAGTACTAACTGGGGTTGTAGGCTCCGTTACCACTTCTGCCGGTTCTGTTGTTTCAACAGTCTGTTCTCCATTAACTTTGTCCATCTTCATTCTCCTTTAATCTTTCTATCTCTTCAACTGACAATCTGCTTGTTAAAGGCGCATTGTCAAATGCAAAGTTTATCATTGTCTCTATGAACTCTTCATCGAGGAAACCTAATTCCTCCAATTTCATTATACCGAAATTCCTTAATGCCAACGCTTCGGGCTTTATCTGAGTAAAAGTACCCAAATCTGCCAAGAGTCTTGTTAGTTCTCTTCTTCCCCCTGCTGTATTGTAGGCACTTCTGAATGTCTGCCTTATGGCTAGTTGGTCATTGGTGAATATGGTATTTCTTACTATCACTGTCCGACCCCGGGACCGTTCTGATTGGCTCCTTGTGCGTTGTTCATATTACCCTGTCCGCTGTTGTTACGATTGATTTCAGATTGCTGTTGGGCCTGTTGCATCGCCATCTGCTGTTGTAGCATCTGTTGTTTCTGCGCCCTCATTTTCATTACTTCAACCTGTTCTCTTAGAGCAGTCTGTGGAATTCCTGCTGCAATCATCGCCTTTCGTATGAGAACATCAGTATTGATATTGTCTATGGAAGCCGGCTGTTGCATCTGTAGGAACTGTTGCATCACTTCCAGAGAGGATTGGATGCCGTCTAGCATGGAATATGTTCTGAGGTTTCTTGCAAGAGGCCCATCTAGTTGAATCTTGAGAAGTGGATTTTTTATCCTTGTGAGTTCTTTTGGTGGTGCAGGGATTCTCTTGTTCTTAGAGAGTATTTGGAGTGTCCGTTTGATTATCGGATTGATCTTCATCTGTTGTGTGCTTCCAAATATAGCTGAGAGTAGAACAAGTTCCTCATTCTTTATGAGTTTCGCTTGTGTAGCGGTCAAGACTTTGTTCTGCTCCATGAGATATTTGAACAGGTCGTTATACATGAGTTTTCGTACTTTGTCCTCTTGGTCAAGAATTTTCTTGTCTGCCCAAGATAGGTCTATCACTTGCTGGATAGGTTGTGGAAGATTCTCCATATTTGAGAAATAGTTATGTGAACCCGGGTCAAGGCTGAGTTTTCCCTTCATACTGAGTGGAATTGCCATAGCAGGGTCATCTTGTTTGTCCACCCCTTTTAATTCCTTATATGAAAGCTTGTTCAGTCGCTTGAATTCTGCAATATTCCTCATTACTGGTGACATGCAATAGGCTGAATCACCATTGGGGTCCCATATATGCACCGCAACAGGGAAAGTGTCAAAACCTGACTCTTCAACCACCATATTATCCCTAGTGCAATAAAGGGTTGCTGCAAAAGGCTTGTTAGTAGAGAGAAGTTTACCACCTGTCCTTCCGTACATGCCTTCACGTGGGTAAATAGCCATTACAAACTCGTTTACCGTGGTTATAGCACCATTTTCCATGTCATTCAGTATTTTGGGGGGTGTTTTGTCGCCTAGTCTCTCGTAAGCTTGCTGTGAAGTGAGGTCAAATCTGTAAAAAATTGTATCTACAGTCTTTCTGCTGTTCCTGTCTACCCAAAATTCCCACGGTTCTATTGTCTGGTAGACACATCCACCTGTAAGAGGATCTTCTAGGATGAATTCTGCTGAGATACCTTGTGCTATTACATCCTTGGAAGCTAGTTTGTCCATAGGATAGAAGTTTGTCTGTTCAAACTCCTTATAAATACCTTGAGTCACTATCTCTAGGAAGTCGTTTGCACCGGTTATTGCATCGCTGTCTTCAAAATCCGGCCCTGTGAACTTAAGATCAAACCATCGCAACGCTGACGAAATGAGGTTTCCCATAAATCCATCAACAAAATTGTCATAAGCTTGGACACCTGTTGAATTATAAAGTTCTGTCTCTTTAATAGGACATTCACTTGTAGAATATTGTTTCATCCTGTGACGAACATAGGAGCAGGCTTCCCAACGGTCTTTCTCTGACGGTAGGCGTTGCTCTTTAAGATAATTCCATTTTTCAACGATAGCTTTCGCCAACTCCGTCTTTGGTTCTTCCCTTGGAGTATTCTTTTTTCTTCCTAAATAGTCTTTTGTTCCGTCATCGTAACCAATTAACTGTTTGGTTTCCATTGCTACATCCTATCACACTTTTCAACATTGTGTATACTTTCTAAGATTAAATCATAGCGCAGAGTATTTTGCATCTTCCACATCCCTAAATTTGAATCCTCGTTCTTCTAACATCATACGCTCTTTCTGTTGTAATTCCAACATATCAGGAAAGTACATGTTCTGTCCTGTCTCTTTGTCTGCTATCCTAGATAGTGAGTCAAGTCCGTCATCGTGAGAAGCAAGAGGATACATTGAATACTCTTCCTCTACGAAAGTCTTTATCATGTTCTCTTCTTCGCCCTTCCAGTTCATATGAATCGTCTCTTGAGGGAACCATATCCTGTGAGAACGGAAAAGAGGTTCCAATGCACCTATACGGCTTTCCTTTGAAGTCGTAGCCTTTACTGGGGTGATCTCAAACCTGTAGTCCTCTACTTCCATAACGAAATTGATATGGGAAGTATCTGAACCCATAGCGACTTCCTCGTAGAAGACGGGTGGTTTCTGGTTGTTGTAGGTAAAACTCCTTACAAGGTTAAATAAGGTCTTTGTTCTCTCTGTGAGTTCCATCTTATCCCTTACTAGGTCTAAAATGTAGTAATTCTTGTCTTCACCGCATCCGACTACCCACATACAGGTATAGTCATTAACCCTTTTCTTCTTGTTTGCAGGGTCAACTATAATAAAAATATTCTTGGTGGCGTAGTTTGTCTTGAGCCAGAATCTAATCCATGACTTCTCAAACGCCTTCTTTGAGTTCGCTTTCGGATCGCACAACATCTGTGCTGCAAAGATAGCCGTACTCATGACCCTTTTTTTCATCTGAATGAATGACATTTCGTAGAGTACTGGTTTACCTTCATCCAAACAGGA